TAACCTAAACGCCGAGAGTGTCACTAGCGGTACGTTTACAGGTTTGAATTATCGAGGGGGTAGAATTGAAGCGCTTAACGGAGCAATGAGGGTAGACCTAAATGGCTCAGAGATGCATTTCTACGATAATGCAAAGATTGAATTTCACAACGAGAACAATGCGCTATTCCGTACTCGAAACGGAACATCAGCGTTCATCCATTTTAGGGACGATTCTTATAACGGGGTCTATACCGCTATGGGTGTCAATGCTGACAATACCGGGACACAGAATGACTATTCATCCGGACGATTTGCGGGCATTCGTGTTGTTCGCTCGAACGACAACCAACAACCTAGAGCGTTTGTTGACGAGGTTCAATTGATTGGAGATACTGTCCATTTTAGGCACTCACAACATCCAGACGCCGAGTTTATGAAAGTGAAAGCTGACGGTGGCCCTTGGATTGACCTCATACCATTTCTCAGACTAGTAGCTAGTCGTTTGAAAATTTCAGTACAGCCGTAAGAAGGAGAACTAATGAACGAACAAATTTACACTTCAATGATTCAAGATATCGCAAGTCAGAACGCTAATTTGACGATTGAGAAGGCTGAGTTTAAGGCTCGTTTGCAGGCAACTGTTAGCGAACTTGAGCAGGTCAAATCGCAACTAGAGCATTATCAAAATGTACTAGCGTCTGATTCAGACCTTAACGACCTCTTTAACGAGGTAGCGCAGAAAGGAGCGACTAATGAATAAGTCTAATTTCAGTGTCACATCGAGTTATCTGACCAACCCGACAACAACACGGATTGCCGTCCAGTCCAAAGATGGCTCGACGTGGTTAACCCGTGACGTTCCGGGCGACCACACGAGCAAGACGGATGAAGCTAAAATCCAGCTTATCTTGGACATCTTAACGACTGAGTTGGACCCTGCCGGAGCTTTGGCACGCTATCAAGCTAAGTCAGAGGAATCTATCAAAGACCTTGACAATCGCTTGAATTTGGCTGAGAAAGTCGCTGAACAAGGCGAATTGACTCGTAAAATTGCCAACGTGTCCATCCTCAATGCGGTAATGAGCCAGAATATCCAGTATGGCACAATCTACAAGCAATATTTGGAATTGTTGCCAGTCGCTAAAACAGGCAATGTATTCAACGCTGGCGACATCTTCGCTATCGAAGACCCTAGTCACGAAGAATTAGACGGAGAAGGCAAGTTGGTACTTATCCAAGTTAACGGGTCTTTCACTTACGAAAATCAGCCATTCGCTGATTTCTCAAAAGGTGGCAAGCTCGAAAATAATGGGATTGCCACTGCATGGCTATTTAAACCGAAGGAGAACTAATGGTACAGAAAGCAGAC